CAAGAACAAGATCAGCAATGGATAAGCCAAAGAACTTATGCGGAATCTTTATAGGTGTAATACTTATGAATGGGATACTGTCTATCGCTTCATTGGCTAGGACTTCCTGACCAACCGAACATACTTTTCTAAGTTCTGCAATGCCATCACCATCATAATCAATCTTCATGAATGATTCGTGTAGCCAGTAAGTTCTTAAAGACTCATCCTCAGAAGTTATGTTACCATCACCCCAGGGTAATCCCTTAGAGTTATCAAAATCAAATCGTGCCAGATCACTCTGGTAAAGGTAAGAGTCCTCACCGCTGCCTAGATCTTTAGGATCAAGGTCTTCATCTGGGTACATAAGTCTCAACTCAGATAAAGTCTTTAATACTCTATGGCAGGTAAATCGTGCATCCCCTATCGTCTTGGCTTCACTGGAGATCAGGAATTCTTCTGGTGGTATATTCTCTACTCTCACCTTACCTACATAAGCCTTCCTGGTAATAACTACATCATGCTTCGCACCATAGTCATCACTGTAAGCTGTGTGTTCTAAAACCTCGACAGAGGGGTTGAGCAGGAGTACATTAAATTCCTGCTCGTCAAGACCGTTGTACTCTTCCCTGTTCCAATCCTCGTACTCATCCCAGTAGCATTTGACAATACCATTCTTCTGGAGAAGAGCATCCGTAAACCAAGTGTAGAGAATCTCCCAGCCAGGATTATCCTTGGTAAAGATATAGTTTACATAGTCGGTAGCCTGTTGAGCAGTCTCGACATCCTCTGGACCTACAGGATTGAACTTAACCATCTCCTCGCCACTGGCAAAGACTCTCATTAGAGAAGGCTTGATCCATTCGATAGTATCCATGACTGAAGAATCTACATACTGGCTTCTCCCATCAACCTCGTTACCCAGTGGCATACCATAGTAGTATTCCATCGCTGTTTCACGCTGCTTATCAATGGTATCGTTGTAGCCAAGAGCGTCAGATATCTCATTATTGACTCTCTGTAGTAGCTCTTCGTCTGATATTTTTTTAGATGATGCCATAATTTCTATATTCTATATCCTTTGTCCATGTTGGGTCTTTACCAGACACAGCAAATCTCTGTGATTGGAAGGCATATCGTGTCGCAGACATGAGATCATCACGGATTGCAACCACTTTCCCACCTTTTCTGTGATACATCCTAAACTCCTCAAACCAGTCTGGGAGTGTAGAAAACACCTTAAATTTACCATTTTCCATGTCCTGAATCATAGCCATAAGCCCTTCTTCTATACTATTACCACCCTTATTTTCACCTAAAGCGGGTGGGTTAGTGAAGTGATCCAGTCTTAGGTTGCAACCTAGGTTACGGTACTGGTCAGCAAGACCAGGATTGCCCATAGAGTCTCGTCTATTGCCATCATGGGGATAAGCAATGGGGATAAAATGAGGTCTAGTCCGTATAGTTTCGGAATGAACTGACGGTGATGCCTTTGACATCCTGTAACAATCGTAGACATAGAAGGTTTCCTCATCACGGTCGATAGCACACCAAACAACTGCCGTAGGATGGTCCCAACCAAAGTCTATTGCCGCTATTCTAGGCCAGTGATCCTCTATATGGACAGGATCTATTAGTATTTTCTCTTCATTTACTGGGAATATAAGGCCAGAACCAATGGATGGTCTGCCATATCTCCTCATTTCTCTCTCATGCGGGCTGTAACTGGACAGAATCTGCTGCATGACATCCTCATTAAGGTGTCCTTTCTGTCCCATCTGCGACATTATCTTCTCAGATGCGTCATCCCAGGTAGCATTTACCAATGCCTGGCCTGGCTGAAGGTTGTTCATGAAGGATGCAACTGTCTCTGTCATCCCTGCTTCTGGTGTAAAGGTCATATATACCATGCCTCTACGGTCCAAAGTACGTGTCACAGCCTGTGAGTAGATGTCTCGGCTAGGTTCTTCGTCTAACCAGATGCAGTCTACGCTGCGCCCTTGCCACTTCTCTACACCCATCTCATAAGCTTTGAAGAATAAAGAAGAGTTCCCCCCACTTACGTGCCTGATCAAGGCGACGGACTTAGCATTAGGTACACCGGGTTTACGTTCTGTCTTTATTATATAGCTTCTTGGAACAGTACCCGATCCGAATGCTTCAGGATCGTCTGGGGAACCCAATAACTCATATTGTACAATGTCTCTTGTGGTTTCGTTAGAGACTCCACCTGCCCATGCTACTATAGGTTGGTGATATACCCGCCCTTCCCACCAGTCAGGATATAGCCCTGTCAGGTGAAACGAAAGTTCCGCACTACCGCAGTAGGATTTTCCTATACGGTTAGCAGCCATTAACAGACGCTGGTTAGCTTCTGCACCTGTCTTGTGAAACTTCAGTTGGTAAGGGTAGGGATCATAGGAATTTATCCTGTTGAACCGCTCCCGTTGCCTTAACTCCCGTAGGAGTTCTACTGCTCTAGTGCTTGAGGAGGGCATCTAGTTCCCTTTCTATTTCCTCTTTCGACATTGACTCTATGGTTGTTGTTTCGATTCTTTCGATCGGCTTGAGTCCTGCCCTGTCAAGGAGATCCTTAACAGCACCGAGCCTAACCGATTCCGACTCAGCTGATTCAGCCAGTTCACTAAGCCATCTAAGACCTGCCGGAACTTTGTCTTCAAGTAGTTTCTGAGTTGCTTCACGTATTTCATTTGTAAACTGCGCCTTTAGTTGTGAGCCTTTAACCTTGGCTGTCTTCTCTGAGTAACCCGCATAGATAGCTGACTGCTTGGCATTGCCAGTCAGTACGTATTGTTCAATAAATTTATCTTGGAGTATTGTCATTATCTCATACCCGGATGACCGCCAGAACCTGCCTGACCCATTCCAGAACCAGCACCCATTGGACCTATCCCAGCTTCCATTCCTTGTGCAAAAGGATTAACAGAAAAGCTATCAACCCCATAAGCCTCCTCTATAAGACCCGCAGGTGCAGAAGTACCAGTAAACTGATACTCCCTACTAGCATAGAAATCATTTAATGCCTGTCGTGCTGACGCCTGTTGATCTCTATGTGATTGCTCTGCTGCTGCTACCTGTGCAGCTATCTGTGCTGG